CCCTAATTAGGAGCGGTGTTTTTATAATTTCCTTAACATAATAGAATTTGTTATAATAAGTTTAGAAGTTGAAAACACTTCTGCGAGGACTTTATACCTTTTTCAAATATTTTTTCCGCCGTCTGATTTTTTATATGTTATCAGGTGGCGGTTTTTGCTTTCCGAAATTGATTTAATTAATCCTTCTCACCTCAAAAACCCTCAACGGCTCAAACGTTATAGACGTGATTATAAAATTACTTTGCCTACTAATATAACGTTTTATGAAGAAGGACTATTTAGCAAGTTCTTCTTCCATTTCTTCTTCGGTCATTAATCCGGCGTCAACCCATTCTTGATACTTTTCGGCTCTTAAACTTTCTTTAGTTTCTCCGTTTTGTAATCTTACGGATTCTTCGTATGCTTGAACAGAACCTTGTGGAACTTCGCTTTGTGGAATTACGCCATTTGCAATAGCGCTATTATATGCTTGTGTTTTTTGTTCTTCAGTATAATTACCGTAAATTACATTCTCTAATACAGATTGATCAGTTATATTTGACAAATTAATTATAGGTTGTTGAGTTGTATTTGTTGCATCATTTTGCGATTGGTTACTAGAATTGTTATAAGTTGAATCTCCACCCTGAGTTGATGATTGTTTTTCTTCAGTAGACTTTTCTTCTTTATTTTCTTTTTTATTCTCAACAGTCGATTTGCTAGGCTTTTTCTCGCTAGCTTTTTCAGTTTCGTCTTGGTTACCACATGCACTTAAAACTAAAGTACTTGCGAATAATACCGATAAAATTTTCTTCATATTTTAATCCCCTTAATCTATATTTTTTATTTCAAAAACTCTCAACGGTTTTCTTTATCGCTATAATACTCTTCATGCTCTTTATCAGTGATAGGCAATCCGTTTTTAATTCGATAAGACAGTTGCTCAGCTGTATATACCGGTACCTTTACATATTCATCAGAATGCCTAGGTTCGAATTCTCCATACATTTCTTCAGTCATATTAAATTCCTCCTTTCTATAAAACTACTTTTCCAAACACTTTCATATCATGATGTGACTGTACAATAATATCTTCGTATTTAGGATTAAGCGATACTAATCTAATTACATCATCATAAATATCAACTCGCTTGATATATCCAGCACCATCAACGATAACTAATGCGATAGTGCCGTCTGATACAGTATCTGTCTTTTTAATAAAAGCACATGAACCATCACGTATCATAGGCTCCATAGAATCACCATTAACTAACACGCAGTAATCGGCGCCTTTTGGTACTTTGTCAGCTTCAAATTCAACTTCTTCTTCATATATATCGTCAAATAACTCTTCTCCCACTACACCTGCAGCACTAGCGTGAATACGTTTAAGTTTGGTCATATGAACTATATTATTTACTTCGTCATTCTGTTCCTCTAATTGACCATGAGCATAGTTGAGGACGTTTTGTTGGCGAGGAGGTGTGAGTTTGATTAGTGTTGTAATTGATTCGGTAATTACTGAATCGTTTAAATCCATTATATTTTCAGGTTTGATATTCAAACCTTTACAAATTTTTATAATATTTTCTACTTTGGCGTTAAATACACCTCGTTCCAAAATAGAACGAACTGTTGTATAAGCTAACCCTATATCTTCTGAAAAAGCTTTTACTGAACCGGATTTCATTTCCATTAAATGTTTTAAATGCTTTTCTTTATCCATTTTGGTTACCTCATTTCTAAAATATATTTATATAATAACATGCGAAAAATCGTATATCAAGAGAAAGAAAATAAAAAAATACGAAAATTAGTATTGACTTGATACGAAAATTCGTATATAGTGTACTTGAGCACTTCAGCAGTGCTAATTTTTAAAATCTAAAATACGAAAATTCGTATAATTGGAGGAGGTACTATGTTGACCAATTTAGAAAAGGTCAGAAAACAGAATAAAGTATCTCTGGTAGATATCGCAGATTTATTGGAAGTTCGATATCAAACAGTATCAGATAAGATTAACGGTATTTCAGATTTCAAATTCGGAGAAGCGTTACTTATTAAAAATACTTTCTTTCCAGAGTATGAAATTGAATATCTGTTTTCAAGAGGAGAAGAAAAACAAAAACAACCAACTTAAGGAGGATAAAACAATGCAAGAATTACAAACATTCAATTTCGAAGAATTACCAGTAAGGACATTAACGGTAGACGATGAACCGTATTTTGTAGGTAAAGATGTAGCTGAGATTTTGGGATACAAAGATGTTTCGAGCACGGTTTCGAAAAATGTGGATTTAGAAGATAAAACCACATTGCTAATTCAGCAAGATGGTTCTAATTACAAATCTCGAACAACAGTAATTAACGAATCAGGATTGTACAGTTTAATATTTGCAGCAGCGCAACAAAGTGCTAATCCAGTAATTAAAGAGACGGCTAGAAAATTCAAACGGTTTGTTACATCTGAAGTTCTTCCTTCAATCAGACGTACAGGAACATATTCAGTTAACCCAACTATACAGGAGTTAGCTAATAATCCAGAGTTAGTCAAAATGTTGGTTGAACAAATTGCAAGACTAAACGATTCGACAAGTAATCAAAGTGAAGATTTAGCTTACTTGAAACGAGCTGTAACAGGAGAGTACGTGACACCACAAGACATCGTTGCTATTCAATATGCAATTACAAATAAAGCTGAGAAATTTGTAGAAGGTTTAGGTGTTCAACTTTCACTTGAAGATGTGTTGGCTGGCGATATTTACGAGATGGCGAGAGAGAACAAGCGTCAGGAACAACAAAAGAACTATCACATTGGTAAAGTTAAAAGCCGATTACTTGTACTAACTAAAAAGCACTTAGGCATGAAGGGCAACGCACCTAATAACCACATCAAACGAAAAGATGTAGATTTGGCAATTCAATTTATTAAAGATGTTAGACCATCGGCAATTGAAATATAGGAGGATAACTAATGACACCAAAACAAAAAGAAAAGTTAAACAATATTGTATTAACACTCCACACAGTTAAAGAAGACAAAAGCCAAACATATACACATAAAGATACTCTTGCTGTGACGTATGCAGGAGAGATTGAACACACTTACGAAGTCGACAGAGAGCAACACCTTGAATCAATGATCGAGTGGGCTATTGACCAAATCGAACAACACTTTGATTTAGATGAAGAAGAATAACCCACAATCGAACAACCAAATTAAGGAGGACAAACAATGCAAGAGGAAAACAAAAAAGTCATCTATTACTACTATGATGAAGCAGGTAATAGACGACCGTTAGACCTACAAGTAAATGAAGGTTATGACTTAATGACTCAAGAAATATTCATCGATAACACCTTAAAAAACCATCCATATTTAAAAAGTAACTTTTACGCTTTAGTTGATGGTACCGAGTTTAAGATAGATTGAATTTTTGAGAAAGATACTGAAAAGCCAATTTGCTCATAAGAGTTAATGACATACTAGAGGTTTTGCTAGCAACATTTTTAACTTCGGACCAAGTTTTATTATCTCTAATATTATCCAAAAACTCATGGCCCGCCCAAGTAATATCATTTATTAAATAACCTATAACATGTCCTGATTCCCAACTCAAAGAGACATTAACATAATTAGCTTCTTTCAATTTCAACAAAGAATACATTACCGTTTCAAAATCATATTTTCCAAATACAATATTATCTTTGAAATTATATTCGGTGAGTGGTTCGCCCAGTTTTTTATTAGATTCAATTTCTAACAAAAGATGTCTAACACAATCATAATCTAATTTCATACTTATCACCTCCTTAACAGGAGTATAGCAGAAAATTCATGAACAAAACCCAGAATCGAACAACCAACATAAAGGAGGACATTATGAACGAAGAACATAAAAAGGAATTAATGTCGATAATAAATGACAAAAATTATCACTTAACAAAAGCAAAATTATTATTTCTCGCTTTAAGAAGAGGGAACGCAGATTACAATCGTTCAGTCGGCTATTTAATTAAGGCTTTAAATGAAAATAACCGACCGAAAGAAGATTTTAAGACACAATCGATATTACCAACGCTGTTATCGATACTAGCAACGATAATGTCGATAGTAGCATTGGTATTGCAAATTTTAAATTAAAGTTTTCGAAGAATTCTCTACCTTCATCAGAGATATAGACGTAATCGTCATGAATAGGAAAATAGCCCTCAAAATCCACAATTTTTTGATAGATGTAATTTTTGTTTAATAAACGATCAATAGCTTTATTATCCTTGTGTTTTAACCGGCCTTTAAGGTAAAGCGAAAACAAGTAGCAGTACATTTTTAAACTCACACTTTCCACCTCCTTTCATAAGGAGATAAGAAAAGTATAGCACAACTAAATATATTCAACGCCCACATTGAGCAGATGTGAGCGAGAGCTGGCGATGATATGAGCGGCGCTAAAAATACATTCAATAGTCATTGCGATGACCGTCTGTTGAATGTGGGTGTTGAATAAGTAAAGGAGGAACACAAAATGGAATTCATCGGCTTTGCAGATGCAAAGGAATTTATCAAGGTTTCGGGGATTTCTCGAAATGATCTCGAGAAACACGTTTATAGCAACAAAGAATTTCAACAAGAATGCATGTACCGCTTTGGGAAAGGCAACAAACGATACATCGAAGTGAAACCTGCATTGAGATTCATTAGAGAGAATATTTTAAAAAAGGAGACGGATTTATGGTAGACAAAATGATTGCTTTAATCCTAGCAATGGTGACCACATTCGTCATTACTACTGTATTCGCATTCGAAGCATACTTCACAACAACAGTTTTTGTATCAATAAGTAGTGTAGTTACTAGTTACTACGTAGCTAAATATGTTATCAACACATTAAAAAAGACTGAATGCTAGGTGCAGCTAGCAAACAGTCATGAGTCGGAATTTTTGCACAAGATTCCGATTCCATTCTACCAAAAATGGAGGAAAACGCAAATGTATTACGAAATTGGACAAGAATTTTCGAAAACAATAACGATAGATGGATTTAAGTTTTACATGTACGTCGCTAAAACTAAGTTCGGCGTCGACGTAACGATTCAAGATCGTGACGATAATACGGTAAGTGAAATCAAAATAAGTGATATATCTGGTATAGAAAGTGCTACTGACCTTTTAACGCAAGATGCGCGTACATGGATTGAAGATAACGTCGATGAGTACGACCACATTATGAATCAACTGTTAGGAGGATTTCGATGAGTAATTTATTTCAATTATCAACAAGTTATCAACAAGTGCTTGATTTAATCGAACAAGGTATGAATCCTGAAGATTTAAAAGACACATTAGATTCAATAGAAGTCGAATTGAATGTAAAAGTCGACAATACAATTGGATTAAAGCGAAGCGTGGACGCTGATGTAGATGCCATCGACAAAGAAATTAAGCGCCTGCAAGGACTTAAACAACAGAAACAAAACTTCTCTGACAGACTAAAAAACTACCTACAAGACATGTTAGATGTACAAGGATTACAGAAGTTCAGAACCCCCACAAACTATATTTACAAGCGCAAGAATGCACCTAGCGTATACGTAACTAATGAAAAGGTGATTGATAGTGATTACTGGATATCACAAGCGCCGAAATTGAATAAAAAACAAATAAAAGAAGATATTAAAGCAGGCATCACAGTAGAGGGTGCAGAACTTCGTGAAAGTGAAAGTTTGGTGATTAAGTAATGAACAAATCTGAATCAGTTGTTGAAATCAACAAAGCTATGGTTGCTTTCCGTAAACAAGTTAAACAGCCACTCAAAGATAAAAATAATCCTTTCTTCAAATCAAAATATGTACCTCTTGAGAACATCGTAGAGGCTATTGACGAGGCTGCAACACCTCACGGCTTGTCTTACACACAGTGGGCTTTAAATGACAGTGATGGACGTGTAGGAGTAGCTACAATGCTTATGCATGAAAGTGGCGAATACATCGAGTACGACCCCGTATTTATGAATGCAGAAAAGAACACACCACAAGGTGCTGGGTCGTTGATTAGTTACCTCAAACGTTACTCATTATCTGCTATTTTCGGAATCACAAGTGATCAAGACGATGACGGTATTGCAGCAAGTGGAAAACAAAGTAAATCAGAGCCTAAAGCAAGTAGTAAAACAGTTGGTGCTTTAAAACAAGAGGTACTTAACTTTGTAGAACTAATGAAGTCACTAAATAAAGATGTTACCCAACAACAAGCAGAAAAGACATTTGGCATTCAAAACTACAATGCTATGACTGAACAACAAGCAGTAAACACAATCAACAAAATTCAAACTATGGCGAAAAAATATAAGGAGAATGAATAATGCTTAACAGAGTTGTATTAGTAGGACGATTAACAAAAGACCCTGAATTCAGAACGACGCCATCAGGCGTAGACGTATCAACATTCACACTTGCGGTAAATCGCAATTTCAAAAATAAAGATGGAGAACAACAAGCTGACTTTATTAATTGCGTTGTATTCCGCAAGCAAGCTGAAAACGTCAAAAACTTTTTAAGTAAAGGTAGCTTAGCAGGCGTTGATGGACGGATGCAATCACGCAGTTACGAAAACAAAGAAGGTCAACGTGTTTATGTAACTGAAGTCGTTTGTGACAGTGTTCAATTTCTAGACCCAAAGAATAACAACCAACAGAATAACCAACAACAAAACGGACAAACACAAACAGGTAATAATCCTTTTGATAACGCTAGTATCGATGACGACGATTTACCTTTCTAGGACGTGATTAGATGCCTTTAATTACAAGCTACATCACTCAAGATGACGGCACAACAACTGTTGTCATCTCGGGTGTTGAATTAGGCGATAAGGAAACGCTACTACTCGATAACGGATTCGATGTAGAAGTTGATGTTAACGTCTTAGATCCGTTCCAAATCACTGACAAACAACGCCGTAAGATATTTGCCTTAGTCAAAGATATAGAAGAGCATACGGGCCAACCTATGGACTATATGAGGCATATGTTTATCGAATGTACAAGAACATATCATGGATATGACAACCCCATATCACTTAGTAATTGCACTCGAACACAAGCTTCGCAAATCATCGACATCATATTGGATTGGGTGTTTGAAAATGGAATAGCCCTTAGCTACAAGACAAGTGAATTATTAAAAGGGGATAAATCAAAACTCTACTGGTCAACAGTAAATAGAAACTGTGTTATATGTGGTAAACCTCATTCAGATTTAGCACATAGATATGCGGTAGGACGTGGGCGTGACAGAACTAAGATAAATCACTACGGCAATCAAGTATTAGCGTTATGCCGTGAACATCACACAGAGCAGCACAAAATAGGAATGGACAGTTTCAATGACAAATACCACCTACACGACAGTTGGGTCGATGTAGATGACAGGTTGAACAAAATGTTGAAAGGAGAGAAGATAAATGGCTGAAGTATCGTGGATAAAATTAAAAGTTGGAATGTTCGATGATAGCAAAATTAAGTATATTGAAGCTTTACCAGAGCGTGACACGATCATCACAGTGTGGGTTAAATTACTAACGCTTGCCGGTAAATATAACGAACATGGTTACATTATGTTATCAGAGAACTTACCCTATAACGATGAAATGTTGGCAAACGAATTTAACAGACCACTGAACTCAATCAGATTAGCGTTACAAACGTTTATTAAATTAGGAATGATTGAAGATTCAGAAGGTACTTATAAAGTTAAAAATTGGGAAAAGCACCAAAGTTTAGATAGCAAAAGTAGGCATAATGAGAAGAATAGATTACGACAACAACGTTACAGAGAGAGAAAAAAACAAGAATTATTAGAGAGTAACGTTACCGTAACGTTACGTAACGATACAGAAGAAGAAGAAGAAAAAGAAGAAGAATATAAGAAGAAGAATAAGAAGACAGAAAAAGAAAACGACGTTTTTGCAGAATCAATTAATTACATCATCACTTTCTTAGACAACACAATAACACCTTACCAAATGGAACAAATCGGATATGCAGTTGATGATATTGGTAAGAATGCTGATGAAGTTGTGAAAATTGCAACTGACTACACTAAAGAAAAAGGTAGTCATGTGGGTTACTTAATTACAGTGTTAAACAACTGGGCAAAAGAAGGCGTTAAAACAAAACAAGATGCCTTAAATAAAACAAAACCTAAAAAGCAATCTTCAATCGACGAGTACCGAAAAAAGTTAGGTGATGACGAGTGAAAAAATCGGAGGCGCTACAGATCATTGAGGTTGTTGCCGAAACCTATAACATGGCATTCAACGAAAGAAAGATTGACATATGGATTGATATTTTGTCTAAAGAGGGCGACTACAACCAATCTATGAAAAAATTACACAACTTCATTAAGCAAAGTAAATATAAACCAACCATAGCTGACGTATTAGCAACCAAACCTAAAGTATTTGAAATGGAAGAAAAACCGATAGAAGAAACCCACCAGTATAAATTAGAAAACGACCCTGAATACGCTAGAAAATGGAAAGAAGTAAAGCGTAAAGGGCAAGCATTCATTAAGGAGCTACGCAGCAATGATTGATCGTTTAAGTACAGAAGAAGCGATACTTTGCAACTTGATGAAACACCCTGATTTGTACAGCAAATTCAAATTAAAATCTGAAATGTTTGAAGATGATGATGTAAAAGCGATTATCGGTTACATCAGAGAAGTTGGACGTATCAACGCAAACGAAATTTATTTTAAGTGTAGAGATGACAAAGACTTTGTTAACGTTAAAAGGTTTAACCAGATTGCTAAGTCTGACGGTACAGACCCTATATTCTTTATGCAAGATCAAATCAATTTATTGAATGACTATGTAGCTAGAAAAGCTTTAGAAAAAGTTAATGACTTCACAGCAAAACCTGATAAGGCGAGCATGTTGCAACTGTTAGAGGAGTTAGAAGAATTAAAAGGTTTAAATATCGAACAAAGTAACAAAACAGATGAGTTTTTAGCAAAGGTTATGGAATCGGTATTAAGTGAGAAACCTAAAGAAATTATTAAGACAGGTTACGGATTGCTTGATTACAAAATACACGGCTTTGAAAAGGGTCAACTTAATGTAATAGCAGCACGTCCATCAATGGGTAAGACTGGATTTGCGTTAAACACGATGTGGAATATTGCGAAAGCTGGATATGAAGTTTCATTTTTTAGTCTTGAAACTACTGGGGATTTAGTAACCGAAAGAATGGTCGCGATGATTGAGGGTGTACCTTTGAGTCATATTAAGCGACCAAATGAGTTAAGTCCTGAATCGACAAATAAAGTAATGGACGGACTAAATAAAATCAAACAAGCAAACATTAATATTTTTGATGAAAGTTCGTTAACACCAGCTCGGATTAGAGAACAAGCGTCAAAGCAATCAGACAAACCACAAGTGATATTTATCGACTACTTGCAACTTATGCAATCAGATACACCAACGAATGACAGAAGAGTTGATGTAGAAAAGATAAGTCGTGACCTTAAAATTATCGCAAATGAAACAGGGAGCGTCATAGTGCTGCTTTCTCAATTAAATAGGGGTGTAGAGTCTAGGAATGATAAACGCCCTATGATGAGTGATTTGAAAGAATCTGGAGGCATTGAAGCAGACGCAAGTATGATATTCATGTTGTACCGAGATGACTACTATAACCGTGATGATCATCAAGATAACGATAAATCAGATTTAGAAGTGAATATTGCTAAAAACAAAGACGGGGAAACTGGTGTCGTTAATTTTGAATATTACAAATCTACGCAGAGGTTCTTCACATGAGCATCTTAGAATTTCAAGAGTTGTTGAGGTTGTTATACACAGAAGATTACCAAGAAGATAATTTTATGAGGCTTAAAATGCTGCAGCTTGGTTGGGCGGTTGAAAGGTTGTTAGAACGTAATGAGTTGTCACTTTTTGATGACTATGACGAAAAGTCTAAATTGATATATCAAGAGGCTGATATGGAGCAAAGGAGCAGACATGACAGAAACTAGAATCGAAATATTTTACCTGGAAAATGATAGAAATCTTGGTAATCCGAAAGGGTCATCTAGACCGAGATTTAGTGGTGGTGGGCATACTTATATGCCTGCACCATATGTGAAGCATAAAAAGTTTGTAGCTGATCAGTTACCACATTTGATGATAGATAAGCCAATAAGACTAACGGTTGAATTCTACTTTAAACCTAGTAAGTCATGGCCGAAGTATAAGAAAGAAGCATGTATTGGCAATCCTCATACTATAAAACCTGACATCGACAATTTACTTAAGACGATATTAGATGCAGGTAACAATTTATTATGGGTGGACGACACACTGATTTATGAAATCAGAACATTCAAAAAATATGCAGAGACTGCACGCACAGTATTAATAATTAATGAAATAGAAGGTGATTAATATGCATACAGTATTAGCATTACATCGAAACGGTGAAAAACCGACGCAATCGTCTGCGGATAAATATGACAAGTATCAAATGGAAATGGCGTATCAGAGATACAAAGCTAAGAAGAAAGAGAAGCCGTGGCTTGAAACGGTACGGCAATCAGTTCCTGCAAGCAGGGCGTATTATGATTTATGCAGATTTTCGGGTGTGTCAGTTAAACAGAAAGAAATCAAATGTTATCCTGCTAAACCAAAAGAAAAGAAGTTACCTAAAATTCCCGGTGATCATTCTCGTGAGTTTATTATTAACGGTTACGTAGTCTCAGTAAGACAGTTAGCTAAATTATTAAATATGCGCTATGAAGTTGTGAATAGCAGGTTGCGCAATGGCGCGACGCCTGAAGAATTAATGGAGAAAAAGGGCGTGAAGTTATGAGGGTTAAAGATTTAAAACTAGGAGATAAAGTCATCGCATATGTGGATTACAACCACAGAGAAGATGGTATCAATGCCTACCCAATTCAAGGTTATGTGAGAGAAATGCCGAATGATAAACGATGGGCGAAGTTACATTGTGCGCATGGGGTTGAAACAATTAATGACGAAGATGAATTTGAATTGTGCAAAAGTGATTCGGTCCATCAACCAACGCATTATCAATTCGGTAAATTTAGTGCAAATGTGATTATCGAATTAGTAGGCAAGACGTATAAATCAGCTTCAGTTTTCTACCACGTAGGCAATGCATTGAAATACTTAATGAGAGCGCCTAGAAAGAATGGTTTAGAAGATTTGAAGAAAGCTAAGCAAAGCGTTGAATTTGCTATCGATTGTTGGGAGGTTAAGTGATGAACACATTCCATTTATACAATGCAGCCGAAGAAAAGGTGCTTATTGTGCGTGAAACTTTCGGTGGCTACATCATGATTGGTTTACCGAAAAGACAGTATAGCCATATTGACGGTTACTATCCAATTAATGAATTCAACGACTTTAAAGCTAGACATAACCTAATGTATGCAGAGGAGTTAGGCAGTCAGATTAGTATATTTGATATTTAATAAGAAAAATAGCCCCGTAAATCGGGACTACAATTCTTTCGTAATTAAAACTTTTACACCGCAATACAAATTATAGACATATGTTAAGAATGCCATAACTAAAAGTATTATTCCTAAAGTAAAGTACAAAGGTATGTTAGATGTACTTTGGCTTAAACCAAAAAAGATAGCAGCCAATGTCATTGAAATCCAAGGAAGAATGTGATAAATAATCGATTTTTTTGCATGTGTGGTTACTGGGTATTTCGTTAAAATCCATACGACTACAGGGAAAAGAATAGGAGCAAAGAACACACTAAAGTAGCATAGAGAAGCTAACAGTTTGTCGGATGAATTTGACATAATGTTTCACCTCCTTGGTTCAAATATTATCTAACAATAATACTAATAACAAATAAAAAGAGGTTTATTAAATGAAAATTTTGAATTTATTAATGAGGAGGACGAGTAAATGGATAAATTACAAATCAAATTATTATCGGAGAACGCAACATTACCAACACGCAACCATTCAACAGACGCAGGGTTTGACATTTACGCAGCTGAAACAGTAATACTCGAACCGCAAGAGAAAGCTTTAATCGCTACTGACATAGCTGTGAATATTCCAAAAGGTTACGTTGGATTACTTACTAGCCGAAGTGGTGTAAGTAGTAAGACACATCTTGTGGTTGAAACAGGTAAGATTGACGCAGGATTTCAAGGTCATATGAAGATTAATATTAAGAATGACGAACAACAAACAAATGAAATTGGATTGCATTTCAATGGTGTAGACGGAAAACCTTTAGAAACTACAGATAACCACGTATTTTTAAGAACATACCAAATCAACAAAGGCGACAAGTTAGCCCAACTAGTTATCGTGCCTATTGTTACACCCCAATTACAAGTTGTCGATGAGTTTAGCGAGGTGACAGAGCGTGGAGAAAAAGGGTTCGGCTCATCAGGTTTCTAAAGACATATTAGAACGCGTCAAAGAAATACTAAAAAAGGAGTGATCAAATGAAAACGGTAGAGACAAATTTTATTATTGAGGTTAACGAAGGGATATATTTGAGAATTAATCGTTCAGAGGGTAGTTGTACTTTCACAGGAGATCCAAACTGTGCTAGTGCCTTTCTTGTAGAAGAAGATCCTACTGCTGAAAAATATGCCGAAAAATGTGGTGGCAAGATAAAACGTTTTACAGCAATTTATGAGGTGGAGTGATCATATGAAATATTTAAGAGTGGTATTACACACATTGGTAACAATTCTGATTTACGAGGGTGCTAAGAAATTAATGAATGATATGTTGGAGGATAAGTAATGCACATATTAGTTATATTACTATCACTATTATCAATCGCACTACTGACACGTAATTATTACTTAACTAAGTATATAGATGAATCGGAATACACAATGTTGACATTAGCACGTCGGGTACTTTCTGAAGATAACATTGACAAACTTATTAAGTAGGAGGTAACGAATGTACACACCATCTGAAGTTAAACAATTAATAATGGATTATCACTGGATGCGTCGACTTATTGACCATCAGGTTTATGAATATGACAGTACATCTATTGGACAGTATGGTATTGAATCAGCAATGCCTAAAGCACAGGGTGGTACTGGAGACAAAGTACTGGTACGTGTCATACGTAATGATAAGGATAGACGTAAGACACAAGACTTAATCGACAAGGTATCGTTCATCGATGAGCACGAGCATCTTATTACTAATGATAAGAACTATCACATTTTGCAATTACTCAAACAAGGTGAGAGTTTCTCTCGAATAGAAGTATTGATGATGATGAGTAGAAAGAATATATACAATAGGTTAAATGACATCGTGAGTGTGTATATGAATCAACAATAGTTAAGGGTATAAATTACACACATTACACAGATTACACACTTTACACAGTGTTAGGTTTATCTTACTTTATTTATTATAATCAACTTAGGAACAATAACGTTCTAGTCATACTATATATACATCCCTTAGTCCTTAAGGCACTGCACCCCCATTTGCAGTGCCTTTTTATTATGAGGTGAACTATGGAATTAAATAAGTATCAATCCTTAAAGCAACCAACAGATTACAATAAACATCTACTGTCATTAGTATCTGTGGTAGGTCAGTTAGTAGACAACGATGACAACGACACAGTGACTATGTTACTAGGTGATGCGCTAGAACATATTACATGTATGGCATCGCTTAATAATGTAACGCTAGATACAGTGGCAGGACTTAATGTGAATACGTATCAACCTGACTTACACAAGGTTATTAATAAAGGTGATGCAGTTACTTTCAACAAAGACAAGTACATTGTGCATGACATCATTGGTAATCAAGTACTGATTGCAAACCAAACTAAAGATATTGTGGTCGACATCAAAGACATAGGAAGGTGATTGGATGGCAGTAATGAGACGTTGCAATCATCCTACATGCAATGCACTTATATCATTCAATCAAGCATACTGTGATAAGCATAAACCATATGTAAATGATAAATATAACGATGTAAGGAGACGGAATGACCCTGAATACTTACGTTTTTATAAATCAAGACAGTGGCAGAGAATGCGTGAAATTGTATTGATGGAGAATGATTATATTTGTAGATCATGTGGACGACAAGCACAAATGGTTGACCATATTATCCCGACAAAAGTTGATTGGTCAAAACGATTAGAAAAAGAAAACTTACAGCCATTGTGTTACGAATGTCACAATCAAAAAACGAAAAGAGAGCAAAAGGAAGTCCCCCACATCAAAGAACGGGGGCGGTGAGGAAGGCGGCGAAGAACGAGGCGCACTCTTCTTCTCAAAGATTTCCCTTTTTTTAAACATTTTTACTAGGAGGTGCTAATTTTGGCAGGAAGACCGAAAAAATTATTATTAAATTCTAATAAAAATTATACAAAAGAAGAAATAATTGAAAAAGAGTGTCAAGAAGCGGAATTAAATAAATTTTCAAAGATTGACGCAACCCCACCTGATTTTTTAGATGATATTGCTAAAGAAGAATACAAACGTATCATCCCACATATGCAAGAATTGCCTATATCTAAATTAGACACTGGGCAAATCGCACAATACTGTAGCTTTTACAGTGATTTTGTTAAAGCTAGTGTCATATTAGAACAAGAGGACATAATGATTGTGGATGATAAAGGCAATCAGAAAGTAAACCCGGCATTTAACGTAAAGGAGAAAGCCGGTATACGTATGCAACAAACGGCTAACACATTAGGTTTAACAATTGATAGTCGATTGCGTATTATCGTACCTGATGAAAAAGAAGATGATGATCCATTCAAACAGTTCGCGAGTGACGACTAATGATTGATTACGCAACACTTTACGCCGAAAAGGTTGTAAGTGGCGATATACTCGTTAGTAAAAAGAATTACGCAGTAGCTAAACGTCACTTAAATGATTTAAAGAATCCCCCTGACGGTTGTTATTGGGATGTTGAGAAAGCAAATAAAGCAATTAAATTTATAGAAATGTTACCTGACCCTAAAACGAACGAACCCATGCCATTAATGTTATTTCAAAAATTTATTGTTGGTAGCATTTACGGTTGGCGTCGTGATGGTGGGTTTAGGCGGTTTACTAAATGTTATGTAAGTATGGCACGTAAACAAGGTAAATCGCTAGTGGTATCAGGCATGTCACTGAATGAATTGTTATTTGGTCAATATCCTAAATATAACCGACAAATATATGTATCATCATCAACTTACAAGCAAGCACAAACAATATTCAAAATGGCTAGTCAACAAATTAAGATGTTACGTTCAAAAAGTGACTATATCCGAAAGTCAACAGATGTACGCAAAACAGATTTAGCACACATTGACTCAACTAGTGTATTTGAGCCACTTTCTAACAATCCAGATGCAGTTGATGGTAAAGACCCAACAGTGGCTATACTGGACGAGCTAGCAAGCATGCCAGACGATGAAATGTATTCAAGATTTAAAACGGGTATGACGTTACAGAAGAATCCTCTTACTCTCTTAATTTCAACGGCAGGGGACAACTTGAACAGTCAAATGTACCAGGAATATAAATACATCTCTAAAATTTTATCAGGCGAAGTTAAAGCGGATAATTACTTTGTATACTGTGCCGAAATGGATTCAGAAGATGAAGTGAATGACGAATCACTGTGGATTAAGGCAATGCCGCTTTTAGAGTCTGAGGAACATAGAGACACAATACTGAGAAATATTAAAGCGGATATTCAAGATGAATTAGAAAAAGGTACGTCATTTCATAAGATTTTGATTAAAAACTTTAACCTTTGGCAAGCGAACAAAGAAGATAGCTTAATCAATATTAATGAATGGGAATCAATCGAAGTGAATCGTGATAATTATAGTTTGTACGGCAAAGACGTTTATATCGGTGTCGATTTATCAAGACTTGACGACTTAACTTCTGTAGGGTTTATATTCCCAACAGATGATGGTGATATGTTAATTGATAGCCATTCGTTTATAGGTTTAAGGACCACACTCGAACAGAAGTCGAAACGTGACAAGATTAATTACGAACAGTTAATCAATCTAGGAGAAGCAGAAGTGACCACATCTGAAAGTGGAATGATAGATTACAAACGTGTTATTGAATACATCTTAGATGTTGTGGATGAACACCAATTAAATGTTAAAGCATTATGTTATGATCCATGGAATGCACAGTCATTTGTGACCACACTAGAATCCATGGTAATTGATTGGCCACTAATTGAAGTTGGGCAAAGTTTCAGAAGTCTTTCACAGCCTATTAAGCAATTTCGAGTATGGGTTGCTGAAAAGACGATTAAACATTTTGGTAATAACTTACTAACTATAGCTGTCAACAATGCCGTATTAATTTATGATGGCGAAGATAATGTAAAGATTAATAAAAAGATGAATCGACAAAAGATTGACCATATCATCTCTGTCATAACTGCTTTTAGTGAAGCGAGTATGCATGAATTCGAGGTGGATTGGTCATCAATATATGAAAATGAAGAATTCGGATTTTAAAGGAGGTGCGATGATGAAATTAAACAAACTTTTAATACCGTTAAAACTATTGGTTGTTAACATTGTTAGCATCCTTTTTTTATTAGGTTTAATCATAATGAATACCGCAACTTACTTAGCATTTGGGGTTGAGTTAGGACTAGCTAACACAGGCGTTTTCCTAGTGGTTATTGCGTTAATCATTGACAACGAATCACGGGAGAGGAGGTGATTAAGTGGGTATCTTCTTAAGAAACGAAAATAGAGATTTACAGTATAACGAAGATGATCTACAAATGATGGTTCAGACGTTACCTGGTTTTCAGGGTACTAATTTAAGGCAGTATACGCCTATAGATGCCATTAAGCACAGTGACATTTTTACAGCAGTAATGATGATTGCGTCTGATTTAGCACGTATGCCGATTAGATTAAATGTTAATGGTCAGATTGATTATAGTAATAAGGTTGTTCATTTACTTAACACACGACCAAATTCACTATACAACGGCTACATTTTTAAATTAGTCGTGTTTGCCAGTGCTTTATTGACTTCGCATGGTTATGTAGAGATCACACGTGACAAATTAGGTAATCCGGTTAGTTTAACTTTCAGAAAAACTTCTGAAGTTGAATTGAAATCTGACAGAATGGCACGTCCATACTATCTACATGAACGTACGGATGATAACGGTCAATTTATTAGTCGAAATATTAAATATGAAGATATGTTAGACATTAAATTCTACTCGTTAGACGGCATTCATGGGTTATCTTTACTAGATAAATTGAGTAGGACGATTGATTCTGATAACAACGGTAAGGACTTCTTAAACAACTTCTTACGCAACGGTACGCATGCAGGCGGAATACTTAAGATGAAAGGTGTCTTGAACGATAAAAAAGCGAGAAACCGTGCGAGAGAGGAATTTCACAAAGCATTTAGTGGTACTAAACAAGCCGGTAAAGTGGTTGTGCTAGATGAATCGATGACATTTGACCAATTAGAAGTCGATACTGAAGTGTTAAAGCTCATTCGTGAGAATAAATCATCCACACGTGAGATTGCAGGAGTATTTGGCATTCCGTTGCATAAATTCGGTATCGAAACAACGAATATGAGCATTACAGACGCGAACCTGGACTATCTTTCAACGCTAAAACCTTACATTACATGCGTTTGTGCAGAGTTAAATTTCAAATTCAATGACGAATATACGGATAAAGTCTGTGAATTTAAATTTGATACTACTGAAATACGTGTGGTTGATGAAAAAACACAAGCTGAAATCGATAAAATCAATATCGATTCAGGTAAAACAAACATTGATGAAGTCCGTAAACGTGATGGCTTACCGCCTATTCCTGGTGGCTACGGTAGTATTCATCGTGTTGACCTCAACCACGTGAATATAGCGCTTGTTGATGAGTACCAAATGAATAAATCACGCGGCACTGATAACAAATTGAAAGGTGGTGAGGAAGATGGGCAAGGAAACTAGAGTCGGTAACATTACTGAAGTTCGTTCAAACGATGATAACGAAATGGTCATCGAGGGTTACGCTTTGAAATTCGATACATGGTCAGAAAATTTAGGTGGATTCAAAGAAACGATTTCACGTAACGCTTTAGAAAACACTGATTTATCTGATGTGCGTTGTTTAGTAGACCACGTGCCATCACAAATTATCGGTAGAACGAAATCGGGTACGTTGGAACTTGAAACTGATGATGTTGGCTTAAAATACCGTTGTAAATTACCGAATACAACGTTTGCACGTGACTTATATGAGAATATGCGTGTAGGTAACATCAATCAATGTTCGTTCGGGTTTATGCTAGACGAACAGGGCGATGAAATGCGTTTTGACGAAAAAGAAAACATCTATAAACGTACATTGAAAGCCATTCGTGAGCTTACTGATGTGTCTGTAGTAACTTATCCGGCATACAAAGATACTGATGTTAAACCGGCATTACGCAGCATCGAGAATATTAAAAACGAAGAACGCAAAAAAGCGTTAGAGTTAAAGCTCAAAAAACATTCTATTACAAATAAGCTTGGTGAAGTTGGACACCATTAACAAATACAACCATTGGACGTGCTAAAAAGCGACGTCTATTTTTTATGTAAAATTTAGGAGGAATATTAATGAATAAAAAAGATATTTTACTTTCCGAAATTTCGGATTTAAAACGTAGTATTGATTTAAAAATCGGATTCGCAACGCGTGCATTAAATAACGATGAGTTAGAGAAAGCAGAAACGTTGGAAAAGGAAATTGCTGATCTACGCACACAGATTAAAGAAAAAGAAGAAGAATTAAAAAAGTTACAAGAAAAAGACGACGCTGAAGAAACAGATGCACAACCAGTTGTAGTTGAACCTACACGCTCATATCGTCAAGCTCCTAATTTAAATGAATTAGGTATCTCAATCCAAGATACTAAAGTGACATCTCAAGAAGTGCGTGACTTCACTGACTATTTAGAAACACGTAAAGATATTCAAGGTGGGTCTTTAAAAACTGATTCTGGCTTCGTAGTTATTCCAGAAGAAATCGTTACGGACATTCTTAAATTAAAAGAAGTTGAGTTCAACCTTGATAAATATGTCACTGTTAAACGTGTTACTAATGGTTCTGGTAAATATCCAGTTGTACGTCAATCAGAGGTCGCAGCTCTTGAAAAGGTAGAAGAATTAGAAGAAAACCCTGAATTAGCGGTTAAGCCATTTTTCCAATTAGCATACGACATCAATACACATCGTGGTTACTTCCGTATTTCTCGTGAAGCAATAGAAGATGCGAAAGTTAACGTGTTACAAGAGTTGAAATTATGGATGGCACGTACAATTGCAGCTACACGAAACAAAGCGATTATTGATGTAATTACTAAAGGTTCAACAGGGTCTAACACAAGTGGTTTTGAATCTGAAGGCGCTAAATTAGAAACTAAAAAAGCAAAATCTTTAGACGACATTAAAGACGCTGTGAATTTAAATGTGAAACCTAATTATGAACATAATGTAGCTATTGTGTCTCAAACGATGTTCGCGAAATTAGATAAAATGAAAGACAAATTAGGTAACTACTTAATCCAACCTGACGTTAAAGAGAAAACGCAACAACGCTTATTAGGCGCTAAAGTGGAAATCTTACCTGATGAAATGCTCGGTGAAAAAGGCGCTAACAAATTAATCATTGGTAACTTAAAAGACGCTATCGTGTTATTTGACCGTTCGCAATACCAAGCGTCATGGACAGACTACATGCATTTTGGTGAGTGTTTAATGGTTGCAGTACGTCAAGATTGCCGAATCTTAGACCATAAATCAGCTATTGTTATCGAATATGATGATAGCCAACTGCCAGAAGAAGACCATATGGAAACACTATAGAGGTGATTGAAAGTGGCAAAATATAAAGTGAAAACGGCTTATATTGATAAAGAGTTACAAAAGGTGTTAAGAGTGGGCGATGAAGTCGATATGACGGTAAAACGTGCCAACGAAGTTAATAAAAACGGAACGCCACAAAACGGTATTTTAGAACGTATTGATGTTAAGTAGGTGATAGCAGTGAGTGATTTACAGCTATTAAAGAAACATTGCAAAATAGACCATAGTTCAGAAGACGATTTACTGGAGATGTACTACGAATGGGCAAAAGAAGATATAGCGAGTGCGGTTACTGATGACACGGTTTGGTTAGAGGAGCAAAGATTATTTAAAACTGCAGTATATCCGCTCACTGCTTATTACTTTGAGAATCGTTTAGCATTTAACGAAAGGAATTTGAGTTATGCACCTCACATGGTATTAAGTGTTGTGCATAAGTTGCGTGATGCGTATGAAATTCAATTCGAATAGGTTAAACGAACGTGTCACTTTTTGCCACGATACCAGTAAATCAATCAATGGGCTTAAAGCCGATTACAGAGGAGTTATATAGTTGCTATGCATGCATTCAGGATGCTAAAGAATCAGATATGCAAACAAGTCTAACCACAAGTTCACAATTCATTAAAACGATAATCATACGTGATCCAAGAGGAGACTATAAACCTAACAATAAGCATTATGTAATACATGAAGATGATAAATACCAAATTAAATACGTCAAAAAAGACTATGAAGATAAGTCTTATGTGCGTGTTTATTGCGAGGTGGTTTTCTAATGGGTGCAAAGATTGAAAAAAACGATATAGAACAAGGTTTGGTTAGAAAGCAATTAGAGTTTAAGGCGTCGCAGAATCGTGTATTAAAAGCCGGTGCAATGGCACTTACACCTTTGCTTAAACGTAACACGCCAGTCAGTGAAAACAAGCGACATGCAAAGGATAATATCGCCGTGTCGAACATTCGAACTGACCGTGATTCGAACGAAAAGTATGTGCTTATTGGATATACAAAAGGCTATTCACACCGTATACATGCAACTGAATTTGGCACAATGTATCAACGTCCTCAATTGTGGATGACTAAAACAGAGAAAGACGGTAGCAAGTTAGTGTACAAAGCTATGCTGACTGCTATGAAAAGGGTGATGAAATGAATGTAACAGATGTGATTTACAAGCAACTCATCGCCGACAAACGTATTACGGTTGAGGATAATATTTTTAAATACGTGGTTCCTGAAAATTTTCATGAATCGACGAATCAACCTATCGTAAGGATTACCCCGTTACCGTATAATCCTGATGAATATGCGGATAACGAGGAATTCACAAGAGAATTTGACTTCCAAATCGATATTTGGTGGTCATCAGACGAACCACATGCGCAAGCAGAAGCGATCGTTGAGAATCTAAAACAATTAAATTTTAAATCATATTACAGAGAACCGATGTACGAAGTTGAGACTCTAACTTTTAGAGAAATTATTCGTGCGTCAGGTTCTCTATTATTTTAGGAGGATTTTAAATGGAAAAATTAAAGTTAAACTTGCAACACTTTGCAGAAACTAAAGGAGTTTCAGGCATTGCTATCGGTGTTACTAATTTCTACTGGGCGCCGATTAAAACAGATGACGGAGAAAAATTTGAAGTAGAAAGTGGGCACCGTACACGATTCTTAAAAGAAATCGAAGTTGACCGTCCACAAGAAGTTGAAGAAGAATACGGCGATAATATGGTCGCTGCGACTGCAGTCTCTAACGGTAAGTTATCAGTTAAAACAACATTTGTATCAATTCCTGCAGAACAAAAGGCATTCTTAGCAGGTGCCAAAAAAGGTAAAAACGGCTTTAAATATGGTGCCAATGACATTCCACCAGATGTAGCTGTTGTATTTGAACGTACAAACCACGATGGTTCATCTGAATGGGTAGGTTTATTCAAAGGTAAATTCACGCGTCCAAACTTATCAGGACAAACGAAACAAGATAAAGTTGAATTCCAAAACGATGAAGTAGAAGGTTCTTTCGTAGATCGTTTGTATGATGAATCATCTCATGTAACTGGTTTCGATAAAAAAGGCGCTAACACGGGTCGTGATTACGTATTTACTGAAACTTTCGGTAAAACTTTTGACGAGTTTATCGAAGACCTCGACGGAGATTTTGAAATGGAAGAGGATGAAAAAGCGATGCCGGGAAAGACGAGTAAGAAAGAGGTAACAAGTGTGTCTCTTTCTAAACCGTCAACAACAATTAAACAAGGTGAAACTGAACAGTTATCAGCTACAACTGAACCTGAAGGACAACCTGTAACGTATAAAGTTACTGAAGGCGAAGAATATATTAGCGTGAGTCCTGAAGGTTTAGTGAATGCAAATCAAGTCGGTAGAGGTGTTGTAACCGCTACTTCCGGCGACCAATCAGACACAATTAATGTAGAAGTAACAAGTAATTTCGAAATGTAATTTAAGAGGGGCGAGTAACCCCTCTTTTATTTTTGCGCAAAAATAAAAAATGAAAGTAGGAATTTAAAAATGGCAAGAACTTCAATCGAACTAATTACAGGTTATACAAAGGCGGGTAAGCCACAGACCAAAAAGTATTTGGCTAAACCAAGTTTGTCACTATTTGACACTATTCAAGGTTCAAAATTATCAACACGATTAACAAAAGCGTTCAGACAACCAGACTTTGACGAGTTATCACAAGAACAGTATGAGAAATTAAGTGAAACTGAACAAAAAGAGTACCAAGCTAAGATTGAAGAATACCAAGAACAAGTCGCTCAGCAATTTGATGTACTAGATGAGGTAACGACATTTGTTGCTGAGGGATTCGATAATCAGTTTACATCTGAAGAATTACAAAAAGGTATTCCAGCGGGTCCAGAAGGACTGAACACTTTAGTAACAGTGCTAGAAAAGCTCATCGCAGGAGATGTGGATGGCACAAAAAAGTTCGTGACCGAGCAGAAGAAATAAATCCTGAGGACTTAACACCTGAAGGTAGATACAACAACTATATGAAAGTTGCGAAGCAGTTAATTGATGAAGGCATGGATCCTGAAAAAGTGGCGCACATGCCAATTCATTTCTTTTTAGAGATTGTGAATTCAAGAGTCAAACACAAAAAGAAAGCAACTAGCTTTGCGCAAGTGTTCGGCTAAATTTTTGAGGAAAGGAGGAAACTAAATGGCAAATCCTATTGGTAATATGGTCATAAAAGTTGATTTAGACGGTTCGGGCTTTAATCGTGGTATTACTGGATTAAATCGTCAAATGCGCATGGTATCTCGAGAGATGAGTGCTAACCTTTCTAAATTTGGGCGTTATGATCAATCACTTGAAAAGTCTAAAGTGAAAGTTGACGGATTAACGAAACGCCAACAAATTCAAGCTCAAAAAGTCAGAGAATTGAAAAATAATTATGACCAATTATCGAGAGAAACGGGAGAAAACAGTGCTAAAACACAAGCGGCAGCTGCTAAATACAACCAAGCTTACGCAGAGTTAAATAAATATGAACAAGAGTTGAATCAAGCAACGGCTGAAATGAAAGCTTTGGAGCGTCAACAACAAGTTTTAAACACGACTATGGGTAAGATTGGTAATAAATTTAGTGAGTTGGGACCGCGCTTGCAAGAAATTGGCAGTAAAATGCAGTCTGTTGGTCGTAACATGAGTATGTATGTAAGCGCGCCGATAGTTGCAGGGTTTGGTGCGGCAGTTAAAAAGAGTATAGACTTCGACGATTCTATGCGTAAAGTTAAAGCAACTTCAGGTGCTACGGGTAGTGAATTCCAACAATTACGTGATAAAGCACTTGAGATGGGTGCTAAAACCAAATTTAGTGCCAGTGAATCTGCCGATGCATTAAACTACATGGCGCTTGCCGGTTGGGATACTAAAGACATGCTAGGCGGTATTGATGGCGTCATGCAACTTGCTGCTGCATCAGGCGAAGATTTAGGACAAGTAAGTGATATTGTAACGGATAGTTTAACTGCTTTTGGAATGAAAGCGAAAGATAGCGGACACTTTGCTGATGTACTAGCACAGACGAGCTCTAAAGCTAATACTGATGTACGTGGCTTAGGTGAAGCATTTAAATATGCCGCACCAGTTGCCGGGGCGTTAGGATACACTGTGGAAGATACATCTATAGCAATTGGTTTGATGTCTAATGCGGGTATAAAAGGAGAAAAAGCAGGAACTGCACTACGTACAATGTTTACTAACTTATCAAAACCGACAGGTGACATGAAAAAGAAAATGGATGAGTTGGGTATATCTATTACTGATAGCAATGGAAACATGTTGCCTATGCGGGATGTTATGGATCAGTTACGTGGTAAATTTAAAGGTTTGTCAAAAGAACAACAAGCAAGTGCTTCTGCTACAATATTTGGTAAAGAGGCTATGAGTGGTGCATTAGCAATAATTAATGCATCTGATGAAGATTATCAAAAGTTAACTAAATCTATTGATGGTTCCAAAGGCGCAGCCAAGCGAATGTCAGATGAAATGGAAGGTGGAATCGGTGGTTCAATTCGCCAGATGAAATCTGCCATTGAATCCCTAGCAATTAGTATTGGCGATGTTATGGCCCCATACATTAAAAAGTTAGCAGAATGGCTCTCTCATGCTGCAAATAAATTAAATGAAATGCCTAAAGGTACTCAAAAGATTGTTGTTGGTCTAGGTTTACTAGCAGCTGCAATAGGCCCATTACTTGTAACATTAGGCGTAATGGTATCTACAATAGGGAGTGCAATGACTGTTATAGGCCCTTTGATGACGAGCATTAAAACGTTAAGCTTTATTACTAAAGGTTGGGCATTGGCTACTGGCTTTTTAAACACTATTTTAGGTGTAGCGAGAGGTCAAATCGCATTACAAACAGTCTTAACTGGTAAATATTCTTTAGTGACTCAAACTGCTGCACTTGTAACACGTGGTTTAGGTTTAGCAATACGATTTATGACTGGTCCAATAGGACTCGTAATCACTGCAGTAGGATTATTGGTTGCTGCAATCATTCATTTATGGAGGAACAATGAGACATTCCGTAATAATGTTATAAAATTATGGAATGGAATCAAGAATGCGTTATCAGTGATTTGGAATAGCATTAAATCATTTGGTATTGACGTATGGAATGGCTTGAAAAATGGTGTAATGTTTATCATTCAGAATTGGTGGGTGTTAATGAAAGCCTACTTCAATATGTGGAAGGTTGTAATTACTACCATTTTTAATGCCATAAAAAATACGGTAATAGGCGTTTGGAAAGTTATTAAATCCAGTGTGTTATTTATTGTGAATGCTTTAAAAACTGGCGTGACAGCTATATTTAACTCTTTATTATTAGTACTTCGAAAAATCTTGTCTTTATATAAACAAGCGTTTTTAAAGGTTTGGAATGCTATCAAGTTTGTGGTGACCACAATTGCTAAATCCATAGCGAATACAGTTAGGAATAACTGGAATAATATTAAAAATTTCACAATATTCATATTTAAATCTGTCAAATCGTTCATAACAAATATTTGGAGTTCTATTAAATCTACTATATATAGATTTGCAAATAGTGCGTATCAATTAGTGAAAAAGATTTGGAATTCTCTCAGTCGTTCTACACGCAATATCTTTTCAAATTTAAGAGCTTGGATCACTAACACTTGGTCGAAAATCAAAAATAGCGTTACTCGATTTGCTCGGCTGTTATGGGACGGTGTGCGCAATACGTGGAATAATTTAAGTACTGGCACACGTAATATTTTCAGTAGAGTTAAAACTACTATTGTAAATATATGGAATTTAATTAAACGTTCAGTCACAGGAATAGCTAGTGCATTGTGGCGTTCAGTCCGTAATACTTTTAATAACATGAAGAATGGTCTTGCGAATATTATCGGTAAAATCAAAGATCATATCGGTGGAATGGTTAGTGCCATTAAAAAAGGTTTAAATGGATTGATTGAAGGTTTAAACTGGGTAGGTTCTAAATTAAGCTTACCTAAAATACCTAAATTATCCACAGGGACGCAACGTATAAACCGACATATACGCACTACATCTGATGGTCGATTAAAACACGGCACTATGGCAGTTGTGGGAGATAAAGGCCCTGGTAACGGCAGAGGTATTGATGGTCGTCGAGAATTAATTCAATACCCTAACGGACGCACTGCTTTAACGCCTGCGAAAGATACGACTACATTCTTGCCTAAAGGGTCACGTGTAATAAGTGGCGGCATGCGACAAAGCTTAGAAGAAGCAGAAGGTGCAGGTATGTATCCACGATTTAGTGTTGGTACGTGGTTTGGCAATGCTAAAGATTGGATTGGAGATAAAATGCAAGGTGTCGGTCGTGCCTTAGGAAACAGTGCTAAATGGCTTTCAGATAAGGTTGGGGACGTTATGGATTATATGGATAATCCAGGTAAACTTTTCAACAAAGTAATGTCTCTTATGGGCGTGAACTTTTCTTCATTAACAAAAGGCATGGGTATCGTTGGAGAAATTACTCGCGCTGCTTTTAAGAAGATAAAAAAAGGTGCGATTGATTGGATAACTAATGGTTTTGAAGCACAAGCAGGAGACGGTTCTGTATTTGACGGATTTAAAATACTACAACGTTATTCTGCACCTCCATATCCACCAAACCCTAATTATCCGTTTAACGGTGGTGTGCATCACGGTATCGACTACGATACTCCAGTCGGTACACCTATACGTACGCCTATGGGTGGACGTGTTAGAAGTTGGTACGATAATTATGGTGGAGGAAAAGCTATAACCGTACAACAAGGCAAAACGTTCTTATGGTTCATGCATTTAAGTCAACAATTACGTAAGACTGGTGAACAAATTAAGGCAGGACAGCTTATTGGTAAATCAGGTAATACAGGTTCTATGACAAACTACCGTCATTTGCACTTCCAAGTAAACCAAGGTGGAGAAGCAAACCGTTATTCTGTAGAGCCTCAAAGATGGTTGCGTAAGAACGATAAAACAGGTGGCGGTAAAGGTTATCCTTCAGGAAGTGGCGCAGCATATGCAAGCCGTGTAATTAGACAAGCACAAAATATATTGGGTGGTCGTTACAAATCTAGCTACATTCATGATGCAATGATGAGACTGGCTAAACGTGAATCTAATTACCAACCGAATGCGGTTAACAATTGGGATATTAATGCACAACGTGGCACACCTTCAAAAGGTTTATTCCAAATGATTCAACCGACATTTGTGGCTAATGCTAAATCAGGTTACACAAATTTTAATAATCCATTGCACCAAGGTATATCTGCATTGCAGTATATCGTCAGAAGATATGGTTGGGGTGGCTTTAATCGTGCTGCAGCATACGCATATAAAACTGGTGGTCTTGTCCATAACGGCTTATATCATTTAGGCGAAGACGGTTATCCTGAATGGGTAATTCCCACAGACCCTAGTCGTGCAGATGATGCTGCTAAATTACTTGCTTTAGCTAATAAAGATATTAGTAAGAATAAACGCCCTAAACACTTTAGCAATAATAGTGTGGGTAGTAACGGTGATAGTCATTTAGAGAAAAAGTTAGACACAATGATTGGTTTATTAATTAAACTAGTTGGATCTAACGAAGAAATCGCAAATAAAGATTACGAACCAGTAATCGATAACTTCGGTTTAGGTGACTTTATAAACAGAACCGTAGATAAAAGAGAACGTGATACGTCACGTAAACAAAGATTTAACGCAGGAGGTGTGTTTGCTTAGTGAACGATACAGTAATAGTTAATGATAAAACACTTCCATGGCTTTTTGTTCAAAGAGGGTTTAAAATACCCTCTTTTAATTTTGAGGTAAAAACTGAAGAAGTACCCGGTAGAAGTGGTTCAGTTTATCAAGGGCGAGAGTTGAAACAATACGAATTTGAATTACCAATGATCATCCGTAATGACTATTTATCACACAGTGGTATAAAGTCACATGATGACATATTGAATGAGTTGGTTAAATTCTTTAACTATGATAAACAAGTTAAACTTCAATTTAAATCAAAACAATGGTACTGGAACGCATATTTTGAAGGGCCAATCGAATTACTGAGTAAGACTGAAAACAACATTAACATCTTCAATATAAAAGTCGTTTTAACTGACCCTTACAAGTATTCGACTAAAGGCAGTAAGAATACCGCAATTAGTGATTCAGTAAGTGTGGTTAATACAGGTACGGCAGACACACCAATATTAGTTGAAGCAAGGGCGTTAAAAAATTCCAATTATTTTATGATCACTAAAAAAGATGAAGATTACTTTATGATTGGTGATGATGATGTTGACAAAAAGGTTAAAGATTATTCTCCTTTAATCTTAGGTGATGAGTTACGTACATTGAGTGGTTGGAATAAGCAATCTTCTAATAATATTAATGATAACTACACTGGGGGTACTGTTGGGGGTACTTTTAGTCAATCCTCAAGTAAAGAAAGTGTTTATTTAAACACTGACAGTATTAACGGCGTGGGTTGGCAAGGTGCAATGTATAAACGTAGCTTTAGTAAGCAAATCAACAATTTCAGTGCTACATTTAAAATTGCAGTGAATCAAAAACGTAAGGGCGCAAATCGAACAGCACAATATTTATATGATACTGACGGTCGTTTGATTGCGTCGATTGGATATACTAACCCTAATGCAAATCAAGCAATAGGACGAATAATTATTTGTTTATATAATCAGAGTGGCGAACCTAAAAAGATTTACGATTATAAAAACAATCCTACGATTTATGGTATGGATGAATTTGTTGTATATATGCGCTTAACACGTATTGGCAAGGAATTCACGATTAAGACTTGGAAGTATAGAGAAATACCTTATCCGTTACGTAAGATTGCGTTTGATACACATGAAGTTACATTTACTGATAAAGGCGACTTTTATAATCGACCAATAAGTGCAGTTTCTATTTATTCTGCCAAAAATGGAACGAATAACTTTATGCCAGTGTATTTATTAGGCAGTTATATTCGTGAGTTATTAGAAAAACCGCCTGGAGAAAACGATATGATCATAAAAAGTGGCGATGATATTCTGGTAGATATGACGAATAATGTGGTGATGGTAAATGACGAGCCGTTCACTCACGAAAAAACATTTGGAAGCGATTATTTCAATGTAGAAACCGGGCACACAGAATTGGTAATTCAACCGCCTAATACCTTTGATACGACAATAAAATGGCAAGATAGGTGGTATTAATATGCTACATGTACTTGATTTTGAAGGTAATATTATAGATTTCATTAGTAAAAATGATAAATCACTTATTGATGTTAAACATGAGCGCAACATTAAAGATTATACTGAAATACTAGACATTACGATTTTAGCAAGCAGGGCGGTAAAGTTTAAAGAACGTAACAGAGTGATTTTCTTAGATAGTCGCAATGAACCACGTGAATTTATTATCAATCGTATAGAACAAGACAGCACAAGTAAATATTCATTCATCGAATGTAATGCATCATACTTAGAAGACATCGCAACAGGCGTACCATATCCTCCTCAAAAGTTTGAAAAGTATACGACTACTCAAGCACTTAGTGATGTGTTAAAAGATACGGGGTGGAAAGTAAGTGACGATACTGAATATAACGGTACACGTACAACGTCATGGACAAGTTATCAGTCAAGATTTGATGTGCTTAAACAACTGACGACCACTTACAAAATGGTTATAGATTTCCACATTGATTTGGATAGTCGTAAAGTTAAATCACGATACGTAAGTTTAAAAGAACCAAAACCTTTATTTAAAGGAAAAGAAATTGTACGTGGCAAAGATTTACTAGGGTTGAAGCGTACAGTAGATGTATCTGAAGTGCGCACAGCATTAGTTTGTTTAGGTCCTGAAAAAGAAAATGGTGAACGTATTAAGTTAATCGTGCAGGACGATGAAGCACAAAAACAATTTGGATTACCCACACGTTATATTTGGGATATATATGAACCTGAATCTGAAGATGAGAATATGACTGAACAACGCTTACGCACATTGGGTACAACTCAACTTAATAAAGTGAAAAGTGCTGCAGTAAGTTATGAAGTGACATCGTTAGATATTAAAAAAGCGTATCCGCATGAAATCATCCGTTTAGGCGATATAGTGCGTGTGAAAGACAGAGACTTTAACCCTGCATTATATGTTGAAGGTGAAGTTATATCTGAAACATATAATCCACTAACAAACGTTAGTGTGTATTCATTTGGAAATTATGTTGAATATAAAGAATCTGATTTACGTGCAGAATTTACTAAAAAGCTTGATGCAATACGTCAAAAGTTAAATGATGGATTAACCAATGTTAATACTATCGTTGCTGATGTAGTTGAGGGTAAGCTTGAATATTTTGAACGCAAGATATTAAAGGGGAGTGAACCGCCTGAAAACCCAGTTAACGATATGTTGTGGCTAGACACAAGCAATCCTGACGTGGCAGTATTACGACGTTATTGGGAGGAGCAATGGATTAATGCGACGGCAGAAAGTGCCGAAGATATTGGTGCTATTACTCGTGAAAAAGCACTATATAGCGAGTTAACTAATACTTTCGTTAACCTATCCATTCAACATAGTAAATTGTTGAACGAAATGCACGTTGTCATCAACAGTGAGTATTTAGTGGACTTTGATTTAAAAGAAGAATTAAATACCAAACTTGATGCAACAGTCTCTATTTTTAATAACATCAAAAGTAATCTTGAAAGCATGACTGATGAAACTGCTAGTATAGGTAAGTTAATCGATACCCAAACGTTATTTTTAAATTATCGAACGGCTATGCAAAATCTATACAATGTGGTTGAACGTGCGAAGATAGCGATTGATGAACGATTTAAATTACTTCAATCACAGTATACAGATGAAAAATTTAAAGAAGCGTTGAATAATGTAGCAGATAAACTTGGTTTAACAGTAAATGAAGATAATCAACTTATTGGCGAAATCGATGTTTCAAAACAAATTGATGAATCTGTACGTGAAATGACCAATCAAATGTTGAGGGATTATGTCACTTCTTCACAATATCAAAGTGATCAACAAGGGATTATTGAAAGATTAGAGAGTTCTGATTCAGAAAGAAAACAATTAGCTGACAGAATATCAGATACTGTTACTAAATCAGAGTATGAAAATGATGTAGCGCAAAAATTATCTACTACAAAAGCTGAAGTGTTAATTGAGGCAGGGCAGACATCAAATAGCGTATCTAAACAAGTGTTTAGTGCAAAAAGTAAGACACTGGAAAGATATACGTCGGAATTTATTAATAACGTATCTGACGGTATGACATTTAGATATGATGAGAATGGTAACATTCAATCTCATTCTATAGGTCCTCAAGGGATTAAAATCAAAGGGGATAAGCTAGACATACAGTTAAACAAAGAATTCAACCTTCTTGTGAGTGACGTAGCTAAAAAAGCGGATGAGACAAATATTATCAATAAAATTAATTTGTCTCGTGAAGGATTAGACATCAATGTAAATAATATCGGCTTACGCGGTGGTGATTCTGTCAATTACCTTGAGATTAAAAATAATAGCGTATTGTCACGTGGTAGATTCACGCGTACATGGGCTAACAATACTGATACTGCTAATTTAACGTTAGGTATCAGAAATGGTTATCTATTAGTATCTAACGAAGACAACGGCTACAACCTTTATATGACTGAAAAAGGTTTATCCACAATGATGAATGCTGCAAGTGGTGAAACTGCAGGTACTCTAGAATTCCATTATCAAGGTTATAACGAGAATTCACGTGGTGTGCGCCTACATTCCACATATGGAGCGGTTGCTTTAGAATCAGATCAGTCGCGTATATACACTGTAGCAAACTTAACTAACAACATTGAATCAAGACAATACGGTGTATACATCAGACCATTTAAAGACACACGTGCCGGTTTGAATGAGTTTTATTTCTATGTTAAAGATAACGACAGTTCTAGCGATACTGACGGGGCTATATTATACGGAAATATTTCAGACCCTCAAGGACAACATGGAGCGGGTATTCGCTTTAGTAAGTCTCGTACTGAAAATATAGTATATGCCACTAATGAAAAAGGTGATATTGGTTCAGGTGACTTTTATGCTAGTAATTTATACGGAACTTTAAGAGCTAAGTCTACTAATCAATATGCCTTGGTTGCTTATGATGGAGAATTTAGAGTCACAGACAAAAATGGTGCGTCGGGAAGCAGTATAAACTATAGACCAGTTCGTACAAATGAGCTTAAAACTACTCACAGTTATGCATTCTCTAATCATAGCGGTGCTGATGTGTATTTTGGCGTTGGTATGAATGAAATGAGAATTACTGATAATAACTTTTATAACGGTGGTAGAACAAGTTATAAACCGGTTAGAGCATTAGACTTTATTAAATCGTCAAGAGCAGAATATAAAGAAGAAATCAAACTTTGGGACTATGATGCATTATCGGTAATCACAAATGATTTATTACTCTATTCATATAAATATAAGGATGACAATAGAGGATTAATGCAACACGGTCCAGTTATTGGTGATGGCTACAAAACACCGACAGAATTTATATTTGGTGATGGTATCAATACTAATGAAATGGTGTCATGGGCATTACGTGCAATACAACAATTAAATGAAAAATTGGAGGCATTAAAAAATGAACGAACAAGTTAATCCGCAATTGGTTATTGATAACCTAGCAACTTCAAATTCAGAATTACAAAAAGAAAACGCAATTTTGCGGGCATTAATTACACAATTACAAAACAAGGATAATGAAACGTCTGATGATGAATAATCGTTAGGCGTTTTTATTATAAATAATTTTATTGGAGGAATTAGAAATGGAAAACAAAGTAACAGAATTTTATTTAGTAGAAGTGGACAAAAGAGGAGAAGAAAGCTGCTTAATGCAAAACTATTCAAACAGTTTTGTGCGTGGTGCTTCGCCTGCTAATGCATATAAGTTTACTGATGAAGAACAAGTCAAACAGGTATGCGCAATGCAGAATATGTTAGCTGGCATTTTTAACAATGGAACAAAAACATATTATGTGAAACAAGATATTACACGTAGTTCTTTTGATGAAAAAGGAGAACCCTATACTCAGGAGGAAAATAAAAAGTTAGAGTTCGAATAAAGTAGGTGAATTGATTTGGAGTCTTATCAAAGAGTGACAGAACGTAGACTTTCTCGTTTAGAAGAAAATGATGATAAAATTTTTGACTCCTTAGATGAAATCAAGAATACACAGCATAGTCAAAATCTTATCAACCAAAAAATGGATTTTACTTTAGATTCTATTAATAGAGAAAGAGAAATTGATAAAGAAAATAAAGAAACAAATAAAAAGAATATACGGGAAATGAAAATGTATGTAATTGGCTTGGTGGGGACTATTGTAGGTTCATTAATCATCGCAATTTTGCGTACATTTTTTGGGATTTAAGGAGGTGATTGGCATGTTATTTGGATACAGTTTCTGGTCATGTTTCTGGTTTGGCAAATGTAAATAAGGTTAAAAGTCGGCACTTCGGTGTCGGCTTTTTAATTTAAGGAGATGAATTAAATGAATATAAATTGGAAATTACGGTTTCAAAACAAAGCGGTGCTTACTGGTTTGGTAGGTGCTGTTTTATTGTTTGTAAAACAAGTCACAGAGTTATTCGGATTTGATTTATCTGTTCAATTAGAACAAATCAGTGGTATTATAGGTGCAATCTTAACATTACTAGCAGGATTAGGCGTTATCACTGATCCTACTTCTAAAGGTGTATCTGATTCAGGTATTGTACAGACTTACCAACAACCACGTGACAGTACCAATCCTGATGAATTTGTGGAATGGCAAGGGGTTAATTCAGAGATGACGCCTGATAAATCAGAAAAGGAACTTGTTACATTCGACACATCTTTACCGTTTACAGATGATAGCCATAACGTTAAGTACGATGTGAATGAATATGAAAGTGAGGTTAATAGTCATGACAGCGAAACTCACTAAGCAAGAATTTGTTAATTGGCTTAAACAATCTGAAGGCAAACAGTACGACATGGACGGGTGGTATGGATTCCAATGTTTCGACTATGCCAATGCAGGGTGGCAACAATTATTTGGTTATAATTTAAGTGGTGCTGGTGCCAAAGATATCCCGTTTGTTAATAACTTCACTGGTAAAGCAAAAATCATTCAAAACACACCAGAATTTATTGCAGAACCGGGAGACATGGTAGTATTTAACAATAAATACGGCGGCGGTTACGGACACGTTGCATGGGTTATTAATGCTGATATTAATAACATTACTGTACTAGAACAAAACTGGTTAGGTGGCGGTTGGACTAATGGACCTGAGCAAGGTGGTACTGGTTGGGAGAAGGTAACGAAACGCACACACAGTTACGACTTCCCAATGTGGTTTATTCGTCCTAATTACAAACAGGAAGACGTAACTGTTAAATCTTCGCAATCTGCGACAGTTGGGAATAAAAAGTCGACAGTTAAGCAAACGGCTAAACCAGTTAAACTACAAATTGTAAAAGATGTAGTGCAGGGGTATAAGTTACCTCAACGTGGTTATAAACCTAAAGGAATAGTTATTCATAATGATGCAGGAAGTAAATATGCGACAGCTGAATCTTATCGTAATGGTTTAGTAAAAGCACCATTATCACGATTAGAAGCAGGTATTGCCCACAGTTATGTGAGCGGTTCAACTGTATGGCAAGCATTAGATGAATCGCAAGTTGGTTGGCATACAGCTAACCAAACAGGAAACAAAGATTATTACGGTATTGAAGTATGTCAATCCATGGGCGCTGACAATGCGACATTCCTTAAAAACGAGCAAGCCACATTTCAAGAATGCGCAAGACTTCTTAAAAAATGGGGGTTGCCAGCTAATCGTAACACGATAAGATTACATCATGAATTTAAGAATACAGAATGTCCACACAGATCGTTTCTTTTACATGCAGGAATTAACACCCGAGAAGATAAGATTACAGATAATGCTATTTTAAAAGTAAAAGACTACTTTATTAAACAGATTCGTGCGTTTATGAATGGTGATATTCCAGTCGCGACTGTATCTAACAAATCATCTGCATCTAGTAATACGGTTAAGCCTATTGCGAGTGTTTGGAAACGTAATAGTTATGGTACGTATTATATGGCAGAGAAAGCGCGTTTTATCAACGGCAATCAACCTATTACCGTGAGACTACAAGGGCCATTTACAACTTGTCCAATAGGTTATCAATTTCAATTAGGAGGCTATTGTGACTATGATGAAGTGATGTTACAAGATGGTCATGTGTGGATTGGTTATGATTGGCAAGGTCAACGTTATTATTTACCAATACGTACGTGGAACGGTGTAGCTCCACCTAATCATGGTGTAGGCCCTTTGTGGGGACAAATAAAATAAATTGTGCTAATATAATGTTAGGATACGTTACATTTACCCCTCACATATTAGTTAGGTTACTTTCTCTAGACGGTCTTTATGACTGTCTTTTTTTAGTACAGAAGTATATTAAATGTCTAATATTTATTATGAGACACACTGGAAAATTTATGTTATTTTAATTACAGGCATTCACTCAATGTCTGTATTTACTTTCCTTTACTATTTGGTATATATTAACTGGCGGTCTTAATTGACCGTCTTTTTTGCTTATGATAATATATCCTTACAACCTTTCAATTTCAGTTTTAAAAACCTAATTTTTGTATTGTAAAATTCAGGCTAGCCGAAATGGTTAGCCTGTTTATTGTGTGAAGATGTAAGTATATGCAAATATAGACAATCTATCATTTAGCGTCGCCCGTTCATTTTAAAGGGTGCGTAATTTGTAAAGTAGATGTTTTTTATGGCAAAAGTAAAAACAGTATGCTATTTTAATAATAGAACAGTATCATTATGTTCTACTATTATTTTCATCACATCTATTTTAGACGGTCTTAGTTGACCGTCTTTTTTATTTGTAGTATCATTAAGCTACCTCAAATATTTGGAGTATTAAGTGTTCGATTTGTTTTAGACCTATGTTACAGGCTAACCGTAATGGTTGGCCTCTTTTTTTATGATAATATACATATATACATGCTAAAAATAATAATCGTAATCGTTACATTTTCTAACCACCTATGCATGTCACTGGGTGGTATTTTTGTTCGCTTTTATGTTCTGTCTATTTCTTTTTTTAAATAAGTTGTATATTATATATATAATTGTGTTGAGTGGGTGGAAAATGGAAAAAATAACTGAAATAACAAGCAAGGTTGGTAATGGAGCCACTACACCTTATTATGCAATGATAAATTCATCAGCGGTTGTAATCAAATCTATAAAAAATGATGAGGGTTTCTATGCTTTATTTAATGAAGCAACGGGTTATTATATAGCAGAAAGTTTGGAATTTCCACATCCTGAATTTGGATTTGCAGAGTATGATGGTTTTCTAACTAAAAACCATATTTCAAGTGGAGTAAGTTTTGATCACGCAGAATTATTTACATATACCGTATTAGAAAATGCTGTTTTACCTATTGATGCTCCAGGCATGTTAAATACAGTTGAAAATAAAAATATTATTGAATTGATTATTTTTGATTGTTTTATTTCAAATACAGATAGGAATAAAGGTAACTTATTAATAAAGATGCCTAAAAAGAAACAAAAAGCAGAATTGTTTCCAATAGACTACACGCATATATTTCCTGGTGAATGTATTTGGTTTGACGTTCTAAAAAAAGGAAATCCATCAATAAAAACAATGATAGAAGATGTTTTTAATACTGGTAACTATCAGTTGCTAATAGAAAACAAAACTTTTACTTCTGCAGAAATTCAACAAGTAGGTTCTGACTTTAAAAATAAATTAGGTAATATTGACATGGATGCTATAATCGATTCTATACCGTTT